AGAGAAAGTCAGCCAGCTTCAATCATGACAATCTACTACAACACACGAGCAAATCTTGAGTCTATGGGTGTTGTACTAAAGAAGGCTCACTATGTAGCTCCTTCAGCTTTCCCTCAAGAGGATGATTACTGTGCTCCTCCAAAAAACTGGAAAAGGTAACTGTGGAAAAGTGAGTTGATTCTATTTCCGTAAGGTGTAGAATTATGGTAAGGCTGTCAGTGATTTCAGTGAATTGGTCGCTGGTGGTCTTCACATCGCTTTCGTCTATCGGCAAGACGAGGGATTCCAAATCCCTAAAGCAAGGTTCGATTCCTTGAGGCGGTGCAAGGGAATAATATACAACACCTTGGACTTATGGCTGCACAGTCGCAAGGGTATGACCTCTTTAATGAGATGGATGCAGAAATCACTTATTCCCCCTTCAGTCTATCGCCTAGTGGTATGGCACTTGCTTTGGGAGCAAGAATGATGAAAGTTCGATTCTTTCTAGGCTGACCCTGTACCATGTGTACACGGAACATACGAGTACGTTATGCGTGCTCAGAAGCGAGATAGATGTTTTGGCAGCATGGCTCTCTTCCAAAGAGTTCGATAGGGTTCGATTCCCTAATTTCGCACCAAGCTCAAGTGGTGAAAGTAGTAAACACAACGGATTCAAAACCCGAAAGCTGTAGGTGCAAATCCTACCTTGAGCACATGCACCATTGACGCAATTGGTAGACGTACTTGTCTTAGGAACAAGGTTCTGTAGGTTCGAGTCCTACATGGTGCACCAATAGATGGTATAATGATTAGATGAGAATATGTAATAAATGCCACACTAAGGTTGTAAGAAGCGAAAAGCAGTACAACTGTAAAGACTGTCATAACGACTATCAGAAAGCATTTTACAAACGTTCTCCGACTAGTACATCTCAATCCTTCAAAAGAAGAAGATGTGAGAAAACGAAAATCGTACAGGAATATAAAAACAAACCATGTTCGGATTGTGGGATTAGATATCCATATTACGTGATGGACTTTGACCACGTGAGAGGAAAAAAGAAGTTCAATATATCAATAGCTCCAAACAAGATGATTTCACATGCTATCATCTTAGAGGAGATCGCAAAATGCGATGTGGTGTGTGCGAACTGTCATAGGATACGAACGTTTACAAAATAATATATTTGCTTGTCGAATAATGGTAGTTCACCAGCCTTTGAAGCTGAGGATGGAGGTTCGATCCCTTCCAAGCAAACAAAAGTTATCCACAGGTCATCTATTGCACCAATCCAGAGGGAGGTGTAAGATGTAATTAGTAAGGTCGTTGTCATACAAATTGTTCGCAAAGATGTGGTGGTAATCGTTCAGTTACTCCACTTCTAATGGGATGGTCGGTGGTTCGAGTCCACCCCTATGGCAACATAGGTAGCTCAGTTGGTAGAGCATCTAAAATCTCTGGACACTCTAATCCCCACATCTTTGCGAACAATACATTCTCTCTTGAAACCTAGTGGTAATTACTCAGCTCCATCAAATTACATTGAGGGCTTCGGCTCTCGGTCTGACCGAAAGGACAGACACCAATCGTTCCGTAGCTTGGCATGATGCGGAACACCACAAACACTAGATTACTTTCGTTTCTACTTCGGTGGAAAACGAATAGGCTGGGTATATCAATCCCTAGATTTCAGGAGAGAATAATGGTGTATCCATGGGGCACTTTAGTTGCCGATGGGGAGGTGAGTGCGTGCACTCAATGCTCTTATAGCTTTTACAAAAGCTCCCCACGGGTACATCATTTCGGTACAGAAATGTGGTGGTAATTTCACAGTTACTTCAATCAGGAACTTGTAATGAGTGGTTCGATTCCCTCCAGCCTTCGGCTGTCGTCTAATGGATAGGACTCAAGTATAAAAAAGCCTGTGATACTTTCTCCCCACATTTTTGTACCGAAAATTCATCATTCAGGTGTGGATGTAAACATACACTTACTTCACTCCAAATCAAAACCTTGCTAGGCGGTGGCTTAGCAACATGGGAAACCATGCAAAGTGTGCGTGATTATCGCCACACCTGAGTGCTGAATTGTGCGTTTGTGCGAGGCGGTAACAGAGGCAGTTCCTTCATTTTGGCTTGAAAAAGACACTGCTTCACTCCTATCCCCTCACACAAGCTCATAACCAGAGCTTGATAACAACATGCCTAAATTCAATAAGAAAGTTGCAGCCAAGACAACCGTAAACTTGGCAGGTGGAAAGGCTGTGTCTATGAACGCAGAGCAAGAGCTAATTCATGCTGTGCTCACAACCTTCCTCGAAGATAAATTTTATGAAACAGGGAATGATCGCCTCAACCGCATCGTCTCTCTATGTACACAAGTGAAGCCACAGTTTTTGGCTAATTTGGCTGTGATTGCTCGTACTGAGTTCAACCTCCGTTCAGTATCTCATGTCCTTATTGGTGAACTATCTAAGCTTCACAAAGGAGACTCTCTTGTGAAGGACACAATCGTTGCTGCAGCAGTACGCCCAGACGACCTTCTTGAGATTGTTTCATACCTAGGTGCTCCGCTTTCAAAGCAAGTAAAGCGTGGTGTTCGTAATGCCATTCTACACTTCTCTCCATATCAATTGGCGAAGTATAAGGGTGAAGGAAAAGCTGTCTCAATGGTAGACCTCTTCAACCTTACTCACCCAAAGCCACAACACGCCACTGAAACACAGAAGGCAGCTTGGGCAGCTCTTATGAACGGTGAACTCAAGACTTTCGATACATGGGAAGCTGACGTTTCTAATGCAGCCGATGACGAAGCTCGCAAGACAGCTTTTGAGACTCTTATCAAGGAAAACAAGATGGGGTACATGGCTTTGCTTCGTAACCTAAATAACCTTGTAAAATATGGTGTTTCTGAGGAAGTTGAGGACTTGGCTGTAGCTAAGCTTACTGATGCGGAAGAGGTAAAGCGTTCAAAGCAACTACCATTCCGTTTCTCTACAGCTTTCGCTAATGTTCAGAATAAGCGTAAGTTTTCTGACGCAATCTCACTTGCGATGGATCTTGCTGTGGCAAACACACCAGAACTTTCAGGAAATATCTTGATTGCTGTTGATTCATCAGGCTCTATGTCATCTCCTCGTGGTGATGCAAAGCAGTCTCCAATGGAAATTGCTTCTATCTTCGGAGCAACACTTTTGAAGGCAAATGTGAACGCTGACCTCATCACTTACGATACAAAGGTGAAGCAGTTGAACCTCTCTGGTCGCACTCCTGTTATTGACCTTGCTGACCTCATCAAGAAGGCAGCTCTTGGTGGCGGAACTGAAACATCTCTTGTGTTCGCTTTTGCTGAACAAGCAAAGAAGAAATATGACCGTATCATCATCATCTCTGACAATGAATCTTGGTCTGAATCATGGCGTGGAGATAGTGTTCAAAAAACATACACAGCTTTCAAGAAAAATACTTCTTCAGATCCATTCGTGTATGCAATTGATATTGAAGGCTATGGGACAAAGGATGTGGATGGAGGAAAGGTCTTCCACCTAACAGGCTGGTCAGATCGCCTCCTAGACTTCATTGGGCGTGTAGAGGAGGGGGACACACTTATCAAGTACGTTCGTAATTTCGTTCTACCAGCTCCACGTGTCTATAAGGATGCTGAGGGAATTGAGGAATAACATGACATCACGCACACTTTGGCTAGGTTTCTACCTACCAGCACTTACACTGTTTGTTATCTCAGAGCTTCTCAATGTTCTCCTATTCGTTCTTCACTTCACATCGTTTACGACTGCGACAGTGTGGAACGTTGGGTCAGGTGTTGTATGTATGCTCTGGATTATTATTGGAGTTGTAAAATATCTAAGACGCTAACATGAAAATCATTACAACAATCATCGCAACTGTAATCGTCTACACCCTATTCATGCACGGGCTACATGAGTACCAGCAGAAGAAGGAGGTGGAGCAGCTGATGAAGAGTATGCAGAGTGGTCAGACGGTAGGATGGTTCTAGTATGAAAGGAATTATCAAATGGTTCAGGGAAATACAAGCAGAACTAGCCCTTCAAGAGCTGGCTAGTCTTGAGAGGAGACGCAGCTTTATATCACCTTTTTTCATGGGTGAAACGAGGGCAAAAGTTGAACTTGAGAGGCACAATAGACGCATGATTGCTGCTAGAGAAAAGTACGAAAAACTAAAACAATACCTAGACTAATATGGCAAGCACAAAACGAACAAGAGAAAATCTAAAGTTTACAAGACAACACCCAGAACTACCAGTCAATCCTAAGACAAAATCTGCAAGCAGGAAGGAGTGGTCTAAGGCAAAGAAAAACAAGTAGCATGAGTGTGAGAGAAGAAGCCCTAAAGATTATTGATGAGGAGTTTCAATCATGGGCAATATCTGCTGAAAAGCACCATATACCTCTCCACAAATGGAAAACATATCAAGTGTTAAAAACCATTAAAGAAAGAATACAAAAACTATGAGCTTGAGAAACGATGAAATGCAACAGTTTTGGGTGGCTGGAGAAACACTCGATCAGATTGGAGAAAAGTACAAGCTTACTCGTGAGCGTGTAAGGCAGATTCTCACTAAGCAGATGGGGAAGCATGACTTTGATGAGGTGAAGAAAGCCAATCAAACATCACGAAAGGCATCTATGAAGGAACTGCGTCTTTGTCAGGGGAAAGGTTGTATCAACGACATGTACGTGTACAAAACTTCAAAGAGAAAGTATTGTTCAATGAAGTGTGTAGAAAAGCCTATTACCAATCCACTAAAAACAAGCAATCCAACCCAGTACATGCGTGAACGAATGGATAAGTACAGAAATACTGAGAAGGGAAAGAAGGCGATGAAAGCTGCTTATGACCGAGAGAAGAGAGTGCACCCAGACAGGGTAAGAATCCGCTACCTATTCAACGAAGGCTTCAAAGCTGGACTGGTAAAGAAGCCAAAGCTATGTACAGTCTGTGGTGAAAAAGGAACAAGAATCGAGGCACACCACAATGATTGGGTAGATCCTTTCAACATCACATGGATGTGTTCACGATGCAACAAGAAAGCTCATCGGGAAGCAAAGGAAATTACTCCACCAGTTGCTCTACTTCCTCCAGTTCGTATCAGTGGTGTACGCCCAGATGAACAGATCCTCCCTATTCATGTTATTGAAGATCTTATTCGTGAACGTCAGATCACCAGAGATAAGCTCAAAGAAAAGTACAAAGCCTGTACTGTTTGTGGTGCGACAAGTAACCTAACTATCGAACACATCGTTCCAATGTCTATCTTGAAGATGTTCGGCATCCACCGCCTCCAAAGCACGAAGTACTATGAACACTCACGCAATCTTACTGTTACCTGCAACCGTTGCAATCAGGCACGAGGCAATAGAATTGACTTGGATGACCCAAAGGTGAAGAAGGTGCTCATGTGGTATCTAAAGAATTATCCACAGAAAGAGCTTGGCACTCAAGAACAGGTCTGATAGAATGAAAGGGAAGCTGTAGTTTAGTGGCAGAACTACTGATTGTCTATCAGAAGATGGGAGTTCGATTCTCCTCAGCTTCGCACATTGAAATTGGAAGGATCGCATAATGGTATTGCAACGGTCTTGAAAACCGTCGGGGTAAAACCTGTGTAAGTTCGACTCTTACTCTTTCCGCTAAATAATGTGCCTAGTCGGCATGGTCTAGGTTTGGTGGGAGTAATTACCCACGCAAGTGATGACCAGTTCGTAGCAAAGTGGTAATACTAGTTACACGGATAGGGCTACGACGACACCTAGAAACTCCGACTAGGCACATTATGAGGAAGTATGGCAGAACGGTAACGCAGCAGGTTGCTATCCTGTAGGATGTAACAGTCCAGTAGGTTCGACTCCTACTACTTCCACCATGGGGCGTTACTCCGTAGGGGGCGGAAGCAGCCTGTAAAGCTGTTGGGGGTCTCCCTTGCCATAGGTTCAACTCCTATACTCCCCACCATTGGTACTGTAGCTCATCGGGTAGAGCAGCTCCCTTGTAACGAGCAGGTAGTCAGTTCGAGTCTGACCTGTACCTCCATGCTTTGGTAGCTTAATAGTAAAGCACTGGACTGAAACCCCAGAGAAGTGTGAGCGTTACACACCCAGAGCACCATACGCCTGTAGCTCAGTGGTAGAGCAGGTGATTGTTAATCACTTGGTCGTAGGTTCGATCCCTACTTGGCGTGCAGTGCATAATATCCCCGATTAGAGGCATGGTCGTCTCGCATGGCTCATAACCATGAGGCTTGGGTTCGATTCCCAAATCGGGAACATGACATTGAAAGAACAGGAAATAAAAAACTTACGTGAAATAGGAGACAGGTTGATGATAGGCTGTCTTTGCCATACAATGACTTGTACGAAGATGGCAGATGAAGTAGAAAATGACACGGAGATTGGTAGAGACCACATGAAGGTCATTGAAGCTTATAATGACTGGAAGCCTAACGACTAAATGAGCTATATCACTTCACAACTTGGGTGCAACGAATGTGGTTTTGAAATGAACGTGGCTTTTGGTATTCAGGGAAGCACTCTAATCGCCCAACATCCACGAGAGTGTCCTAAGTGTAAGTCAGAGCAACTGCTACATATATCTGACGGATGGAAGATGAGTGGGCAGCTAGATTGGACAGACAGAACAAAAATATATGACTGTGAAGAGTGTAGACGCACTCAGTTTTTTGCTGATCTAAATTATAGTAATCACAGCAAGGGTTGCTCAAAGTATGAACCATTCAAGATTCAACACGATAGAGAGTACGAACGAAAGAGACAAGAAGACCTAGAGAGGTGGAGAGCTGCACAAAGCAAATAAAAATAGCCCCTCTCGGAGCTATCCCAACCATCAAGGTTGTACGAAGACGTCTGTTACAGTAACACCAGTAATCTACCACAAAGCTGTACAAGATGTCAATATAAGTTGTGTAATATACTTGCCATTTTGCTTTACACATGGCAAAAACTTCACTACACTCGAATTGTAACCACTTATATTTATGGACACGAAACAACAACAAGAAACATTCCAGTTTAATGAAGACCAACTCAAGCGATGTTCAGCAGCGAACGAAGCTATTACAAAAATACACGAGCAATACAACACTACTTTCCTATTGCAACCAACATTCGTACCAACAGATGACGGACTGTTCAAGATTGGTGTACGTGCAGGTATCGTTCCTCTTCCAGAAGGAAGCACACTAGAGGAAGTTCCTGTACTCAAAGAAGAATAATGCTACTACTTACGGGGATCATCATTGGTCTCCTTCTTGCTGCTATACAACTACTCGTATACATAGCGGTAAAGGACAAGACAATCAAGCTGAAAATCCCAAAAGTCCTTGAAAAACAAGGCGAAATTATAAAAACAACAGATCCGTTAGACGACATCATACTATGACAATCAAACCGTTCGGAAAAAGAATTCACATCAAACCAGAAGCATACAAGTCAGCTTTCATTGGTGAAGTAGCTCTCGTAGAAAAAGGAGAAGTACTTGCCATTGGAGATGCTGTAGAGAAGATTAAAGTGGGAGACACAGTTCTCTTCACAGTGTTTGGTGTAGACAAAATCAAGCTCGAAGACCAAGACTATTATTTCATAATGGAGGATGATGCTTTCATTCTAGCAACACTATAATGCACGCACTCTGGAGACAATCTAAATGCAAAGGACACTGGCTTCACAGATACCAACTAGCGAGGCAGTTTTCTGAAGGTTCAGAAGAGGTATGCGAGATATGCCACGACAAACGCTTCTTCAAAGTAAGAAACGGAAAGGTGAACAACCGTGAGTATCTCGACTACCATCTCCGCAGTGCTCTCCCTAAATATCACAACTACTTCAAGAAAGAATATGGAAACTAAAACAGACAACATTTACCTAGGCGATGCAGCACGACAAGGCATCATGAACGGAATTACTAAGGTGGCTTCAGCAGTGAAGATCACACTTGGAGCTAAAGGACAAAACGGTGCTCTTCAAGAGAGTGTCTATCCTTTTCACATAATCACAAATGATGGTATCTCTATTGCAAAGAAGATAAAACTCACAGATCCAGTGGAGATTGTGGGCATGAACCTCGTAACAGAGGCTATGGAGAAGGCAAACAAGGAGGGTGGGGACGGTTCAACAACAACCTGTACCCTCACTGAAGCTATTGCTATCGAAGGACTGAAGACTGGCATCTCAGGAATGGAAATCAAACGCTCACTGGATGCACTTCTCCCACTCATCGAACAAGAGATTGATGCTCAAAAGCAGGAAATCACTGTGGATGAGGTTGGTTCAGTCGCTACTATCTCAGCGGAATCAGAGGATATGGGTAAGATACTACAAGAAATCTATCAGGAAATCGGTAAGGATGGCATCATTGAACTCGATGCTTCAAAGTCATTCGACACGTACTACGAAATCAAGGAAGGAGTACGCTTCAAGGGTGCTGGGTATATCTCACCATACATGGCTAACGAAAGAAAGTCAGCTGTGTACAAGAAACCATCTATCCTTGTAACAAAGCAAAAGATTGCTGCTATCAGCGATATTGACCCACTCATCCAACAAATGATGAAAGAGGGTAATAAGGAACTGGTCATTTTCTGTGATGATATTGACCAAAGCGTAGTCGGAGCATGTGTAGCTCTCCACATTACAGGGCAGTTCAAAGTACTTATCATCAAAGCACCTACTATCTGGAAGGATATGCTCTTTGCAGACTTCGCCAAGGTAACTGGAGCGACTGTTGTAGAGCCTTCAACTGGTGTTACATTCAAGACACTTCAACTACAACACCTAGGAACATGTGGAAAAATCATCACAACAAAGGACGAGACAACTGTGCTTGGTATCGCTGACATCTCAGATCACATCGCAACACTGCAAGAACAAGGTGATGAGGAAGCACAACTACGCCTCTCATGGCTTACAACAAAGGCAGCTATCCTAAAACTGGGAGCAAACAGTGAATCTGAACTGTCGTATGTACGTCTAAAGGCAGAAGATGCTATCAACGCTTCACGCTTGGCACTAGAGGATGGTGTAGTAGCTGGAGGTGGGCTTGCTCTGCTTAACGTAGCGTTCAAGATGCCTGATACATTGGGTGGAAGAATACTCAACTCAGCTCTACGCTATCCAATCAATCAGATCATCACTAATGCAGGAAAAAACCCAAGCTCATTCCTCATAGGAGACAGAGATGGATTCAACGCAGAGACAGGTGAAGTGGTAGATATGTGGGATGCAAAGATTCTCGATCCAGCAAAGGTAGTGAAGAACGCTGTAAAATATGCTATATCTGTGGTAGGCACAGCACTCACTATCGGTGTAGTCGTAACTATACCTGAAGATTTGAATAAGAAAGAGGGACTGATGCCACAAATGCCTTTCATGGGCTAACACTATATGGAACTATTCACACACTGCGAATCTTGTCATAAGTTCAGCTTCATCATCAAGAAGCGACTATTCAAGCTTCCACACACAGGACAATCAATAAAATCACAGCACAAGCTATGTGGTAGATGCTATAGAGGCATCAAGCAACTCGTATGATAACTAAAGAGATGAAAGAAGTCGTTGAACTAACAATTCTCAAGCACTGTAACTTTCACGGGACAATGATGCTATTCCCAATGAGAGATAAGAACGGGCACATAGGCAACGCAACCATATCTGCAAAGGACTTCCTAAGCATTATTAAATACCCAGATGGCAACTATTAAACAGAAAAAGGCACTTGACAAGGTGGTGGAAAATGGTGGAAATATAAGCAAGGCTATGGTAGATGCTGGATATAGTCCAGAGACTGCACACACACCACAGAAACTAACTGAATCAAAGGGATGGAAAGAACTTGTAGAGCAATATCTACCTGATAGTTTTGTGGCACAAAAGCATAAAGAACTATTCACCATCAAGCAAGTGAACTACTTTGTCTTTCCTAGGAAAATGGATGATGAGGAAATCTGGGAACACGTTGATGCAGCTGGGCTTGAAGTAATCACCATTCGTGATTCAGAGAAAGGGAAGATGGCTTTCTATTCTGTACCTGACCAGAACGCTATCAAGAGTGCGGTAGACCTTGCGTATAAGATCAAAGGATCGTATGCACCACAGAAGAGTGAGGTTCACGTAGAGGAAAAAGTATTCATGAACGATGAACAGTATGAACAACTCCTTAACACCGCAACAAAAAGAACAACTGATAATCAAGGCAGCTAGAGATGGTTTCCCTGAGTACTGTATCGCAATAGACTCTCGCTATCAGTTGGAGTGGTTTCATGAGATCATCGCACTGAAGCTTGAAGAGGCTATGGAACGCCTAGAGAGAGGTGAGGATGTGCGTCTGATGATATTCATGCCACCTCGTCATGGTAAGAGTGATATGGCTACGCAGAAGTTCCCATCATGGGTTCTAGGCAAGCACCCTGAGTACCCTGTTATTGTTGCGTCATACTCTCAAGAGCTTGCAACTGACTTCGGTCTAGCAACACGAGACATCATGGAAAGCCACAACTATCGTGGCATCTTTGACTCTCGCCTACGTGCAGACCAGAAAGCTAAGGCTCAATGGATGACTGAAGCAAAGGATGGAGCACCATCTCGTGGAGGCTATACCTCAGTGGGTATTGGAGGAACAATCACTGGTAAAGGTTTCAAGATTGGTATTGTGGACGACCCATTCAAGAACCGTGAAGAGGCTGACTCTCCTGTTACACGTGAAAGCGTGCATAAGTGGTGGCGTTCAACGTTCTACACTCGTCAGGAAGGTAACACAGCTATCATCCTTATTCTTACTCGTTGGCATGATGACGACTTGGCTGGACGTTTACTCAAGGAACAGGAAGAAGCGATGAAGAACTATGAGGAAGGAGATGAGAACTACGACAAGTGGGAAGTGCTTCAGTTCAAGGCTATCTCTGAAGAGGATGAAGCACATCGCAAGAATGGAGAAGCTTTGTGGTCTAAGAAGTTCGCACTACCAAAGCTATTGAAAACAAAGGCTGCTCTTGGATCGTATGAGTGGTCATCGCTCTATCAACAGAACCCGATTGACGAAGAAAGTCAAGAGTTCAAGAAGGCATGGCTCAAGTACAAAACATGGGATGAAATCATCGCTTTCCCTATGCGTAAGTTCGCTACGATTGACTGTGCTGGCTCTAAAGAGAAGATTGCAGACTTCACTGGTGTTACTAGAAACTTCGTAAACGCAGACAATGACTGGCACTTCAACACTCGAAGGTACAAGATCAATTCAAAGGAACTGATTGACCTCATCTTCCAGCTTCACTCTGAAGGCATGGAGAAGATAGGCATTGAAGAGGGTATATTCCTATTGGCAGTAAAGCCTTTCTTGGATGTAGAGATGGAAAAGCGAAACATCTACCCAAACATTGTTACGCTCAAACACCACCAAACCATGAAGGAAACACGCATCCGTGGTCTTATTCCTCGCTACCAGAACGGGAAGATATATCACATAGAGAACACATGTGTGGATCTTGAGGAAGAGTATGCACGCTTCCCAAAGGCTGTACACGATGACTGTTTGGACTCTGCTGCGTACCAGAACCAGATAGCTCAACCGCCTACCGTGGACGATGGGGACAGGCTTTCAAAGGAAGAACTCATCGCTAACATCACACGCAACGTAAATGACCAGACTGGAACGATCATCATTGGAGTTTCAACCGCAACGCCTGTGCACTACACCGTTGGTAACAAGCAGGGAATCTTCTACAATCGTTCGTGCAAGCCTGAGCAAAGTCCTTACAAGGAGATTGATGCACTCATGACACGGTTCAAGACATGCTTCGTTGTTGCTGACCAAGTAGGAGACATCCTAGAACTCAAAGAGCTTCAAGCAAAGTATCGTGGACGTGTGTATATCTCGTACCTCACAACAGACAAAGACTCTCAACAGATCATCAAGTGGGGGAAAGACGAGAAGAGTATGGAAGTACACATTGGACGTAACCAAGCTATCCAGATGATTGTTGATGAGGTGAAGGGCAAGCGTTTCACAATTCACGGTTCGACTGAAGACTGGAAGGAGTTCTCAGATGAATGGACTAGCATCTTCCGTGTGTGGGATGTTCAAGAAGGCACTGGAACTAAAAGCTTTTCTTGGGAATCTAACGCCCCTCAGCACTTCGTAAAGTCCACAATCTACTTCAGGGTAGGATTGGATAGACATGCAGAAGCTGCAGCAGTCATCATCGGTGGGAGCGTGCTCGATCAGATACAAACAGGAAGGATATTCTAACTATGAACACTATCGTTGAACTAACACCAGAAGAGGCAATCCTCTTCGTACAATTCCAAAAGAGACATGCGTTCATGGAGCTACTGCAAAGCGTAGGTGCTTTCGATGTGAAAGGTGGAGCAGTAACCATCAACTTCGATCCGTTCGGTAATCCGAAGTCAGTTGAAATTAGGAAAGTTCACAATTTCGCTTGACAAGACATTTTTATTTTCACACACTTGGGACATAGGCAGAAATGCCCAGAATACTCAACCCGAAAAAGGGAAGTACAGCGATGTACTTCCCTTTCTTTTTATGGCAACACTAGACCCTGTACAACTGAACGTAGATGGAGTCCAACAGCTTGTTGGCAGTTCTCTCAACAAGTCTTACAGCATGGGTTCAAACCCTGAAGGAACTGATGGGGTTCACTACGATGAAATGGAACTCTCGATGAGCGATGAGGAACTTCTTCATCTCTCAACAGTGTGGGTCGGTGCATACAACACATACGAAACAAAAATCAAGCTTCGTCAAGAGATGAACAAGACGTTCTACCTTGGACGCCAGCAAGACGGGTCATCTGTAGTTTCTACTACTCCAGTCGCTTCCAACCTTATTTTTGAGGCTGAAGAGACCTTCCTACCAGCAGCTCTATCAAAAAACCCTGAACCAGTCGTATGGGCAGCTGACAACACAGAACTAGGACAAACTGAAGCAAAGACCGTAAAGACAATGCTTCAGTACCACTCTGACGTGCTTGTACTCCGAAAGAAGCTCACGCTTATGGTTCGCCACTGGTCTATTTACTTCCTCGGATGCTTGAAGCACTCATGGGACGACACAGTGAATGACATCACAACAGATGTTGTAGATCCTCGTACTCTTATCCTCGACCCAACTGGGTCTATTTCTCCTTATGGAGACTTCGATGGAAAGTACCTCGGACAACGCAAGACATGTTCAGCTTCAGAACTCATCAAGCTCTTCCCTAAGCACAAGGCATACATCACCATCGTTGCTGATGGAAAGCTAGGAACAGACGTAACATACACAGAATGGTGGACTGATGAGTATTGTTTCTACACCTTCAAGGAAGTCGTGCTCGATAAGCACAAGAATCCAAACTGGAACTACGACAAGCCTCAAGTTGAAGACGATGGTTTCGGAAATGAGATTGTTGTTGAAAAGAAGGGAAAGAACCACTTTGGACGCCCTAAGATGCCTTACACATTCCTCTCTGTGTTCTCTTTTGGAGAGCAACCTCACGATGTTACAAACCTCATCGAACAAAACATTCCTAACCAAATGCTAGTGAACGAAGGTATTGAGCAGATCCGCCGAAACATCAAGCGTTCTAACAACTCTATCGGTCTCTCAGACCAGAACTTTACGCAGGAAACAGCTAAGCAAGCAGCTCACGCCATGGAGATTGGAAATCCAGTGCTCATTCCTTCAGGTGGAGACATCTCAAACGCTATTGCACGCTTCCCTGCTCCTGCTATTCCAGATGCCTTCTTCGGCTTCCTAGATCGCAACAGTGCCAACCTACGCTCAGTGTTCGGTACACAAGGCATCTCATCACAAGAGCCTAACGAAAACACCACAGCTCGTGGCATGATTCTGAACCAACAGTACGACAACACACGTATTGGAGGAGGAATTGGAGACGCCCTTGAGCAAGTGGCTGACAACGTATTCAACTGGTGGGTACAGATGTACTACGTTTTCTATGATGAGCCTCACTTCGCTGCAATCATGGGACAACAAAGAGCTG